CGTACCGAACCATCTGTCCGCCGCCGCCGAGGTGCCGGTCCTCACTGGCGTCCAGGCCCAGGGCGATCTCATCATCATCCCCACGCAGGAGAGGTCGCACCTGGACTGGCAACCCGTCCCGGACGGCGGGATCCAGGTCATGCGCGGCGAGGCCACGGGGAACACGCACTGGCTGCACCGTGGCTTCTGCTCGCCGGGTGTCCAGTACTCGCGCGTCGAGCGGGAATTGCTCATCGGATTCGTGAAGGTCCCCGAGGGGGAAAGTGCGCTACTGCTGCACACCGATGAGCATGGGTCCAACGGAATCGGCGCTGGAGTGTACGCCGTCCACGGAAAGCGGGAGCTGGCCAAAAAGATCCGTCGGGTCGCTGACTGACCAGCCATCCGTGGGCGACGGCCGCCGCACCTGATGGTGCGGCGGCCGTCGTGGTCCGGAGTCGATCGGGCCCGCATCCGGCCGGGATGACGGTGATCAGGGCGCGGCTGCGGTCGCAGCCGCGGCGAGTGCGGCGAGCAGCCGATCGAGCTTGCCCTCCAGGCGGTCTAGCCTCGCCCCGATCTCTGCGGCTACGGCTGCGGCTGCGGCTGCGGCGAGCGGGGCCCCCGCGGCGAGCTGCTCGGCGGTCAGCTCGGGGGGCTCGAGCGCCTCGACCGCGTCCAGGATCTGCCCCTGGACGGCGGAGATCTCGGCGAGCCGCTGCTTGTAGCGGTTGGGCCAGCGCTTGACGGAGCCGTCGACGACGTGCACGGACGTGACCTCATCGGCGTCCACGCACAGCCACGTGTACAGCATGTAGAGGATGCTGTCTTCTGCCCACCGGTCATATCCCTCGAGTGCTGCCACTGGTAGTGCTCCGTCTTCTGTGATCTGGCGGTACCGCCAGGCGCGCCAAGCGTCGCCGGCGCCGTCGAATGTGCGGATATGGTGGACCGGGCCATCGACGCCGCCCATTTGCTCAGCGCAGTGGTACCGGTTGTCGGTCGGGTCATCGTTGACCCAACCGACAAATAGGACAATATGCCCGTTGTCGCCGGCCGTGCCGGTCCCACAGATCCCGACCGCATCCCCAGGGCGAAGGGCGTCGACGGCGAGCGGGCTGATGTACCCGCGGGACACCAGCGTCACCGTGGACTGCCCGCCCCAGCCCCCGTTCTCCGCTGGCGGGATACCCCAGCACATAGATAGGTAGCCGGAGCAGTCCTGCCGGTAGCCGTCCGTCCAAAGTGCGCCTTGGTTGTACGGCACTCCCCCGGACGGCCAGAGGTGGGAGCGCGCGATTACCTCGGTCCGAGTGACCACGGTCAGTCGTCCAATTCCTGGACGAGCTGGCCGAGAATCCACTGGACGGCGGCAAAGGCTGCCCGGACAGACGTCTCGTCGTAGGCGTCGGCCCCGGCAGCCATCCTCCGGATGCGGCGCCACGCCGTTCGGTCGTCTGTGGCTTCGGCTGTTGGTTTTCCGGTGATGGTAAGGCCGTACTCAGTCTCATGGCTGGCCTGCCACTCTTCCCAGGTCAGCTCATATGTGGGCGGGTATCCGGACCAGTCTTCCCCCGGGGTGAGGACTGGCAGGCTGCGGACCACCGTCGTTCCGTCTGGTGTGACGCTGGCATGCCAGCGGCGCCGGCGAGGGAGGTACCCGGGCGCCTCGGTGTCCCATTTTCCGGGTAGCCCGGTTGGCAGGCAGGGGCGTTGCTCGATCATTCTTACCTCGCCGTCAGATGTCTGTCCCAGTGTCTGCCGGGGCTGTCCCGGCCGCGATGACCATAAGGTCAATGTCCGGCACATTCGCATTTGCTAAAATCGATACGCTTCCGGACCCGGATGCGCGGCCCACCGTCAGCAGCGGCTTGAAAGTCAGGTTGGTAGCAGCAATATATTTCGCCGCGAAGGGGGTATGGGTCTGCGCGGCGGCGCAGTAACCCGCCACCGTCGATAAGATCGTCGATGACGTCGACGGCGTAGACCCGTCCACCGTGTACCGCACACGGCAGGCAATCACGTCCGTGGCCGTAGTGCTGTACATCAGCAGCGGGGATGTCAAGACCAGGACAGCTTGCCCTGCGAGCAGGGAGACCGAGGTCCGGAGCACCCCGACCTCGGTCGTGGTCGCCGTTGACGAAGACGTCCGATTCGCCCGGATGATCATCGATCCTGGCATGGGACACCACGCCGTCCCGTCATAGAAGACGTGCTGGTGGATGTCCTCAAGATACTCTGTCATCCCCTCTACGGGCGAGGTGATCGCTGACGCGATCGCGGCGGCATTCGCCATCGGGTTGATCACCCGGTCCCGTACCGCAAGTCCCCATACCGGGTCAACCACATCATCTAGGGCAACGGTCAGATCTGAATAGGACACGGCGGTCTCCTCCTGCCTAGAACCACTTTGACCGGCCCCACAAGGCCACGCCCCACCGGGAGGTCGAGTAGGTGAGGTACGGCTCGGCAGACCATAGGTCAACGGTCACCGTCCATTCGCCCCCTGGCTGGACCGTGTGCTCGGTCCCAACAATGTGGCAGTACACGTCATCCGTATAGCCGCCCGGAGGATGGTGGACCACGCGCCACAGGTCCCGCTCCCGGGCAGCCAGAACCACCGGCCACAACTCGGCCGGCCGTGACCGGGGGGAGACCGTGATCCGGTCTATCCGCCGGCGTGGCTCACGGAACCTGGCTACTTTCCATTGGGCCAGGGCGAGAGCCTGGCCGTCAGACTCACAGATCAGGGCGGACTCGACGGCGCGTTTCAGGCCGTACCTGGCGCGGGATGCATCGTCGTCCGCGGTCTGCGGCGTCCCCCCGGTCCGGGTGTACACAGCAACGTTGCAGAGCAGCCTGCGATCATAGGCTGGCTGCGGGTCCGAGTACGGCAGGTGTGCGGGGTCCAGGTCCCCGAAGGTCGCCTGTACTTCCCTGGACCGGGGGCTGTCCACCAGGCCGTACCGTCCGGATGCCTGTAGTACGCCGTCCGCATCCGGCCAGATCGTGCCGCCTTCAGCCAGGGCCGTAGCCTCAAGCTCCGCTACCGGACCGCTGGAGAGCGTAGTGGCCTGCATGGTGGCCTCGCCGGGGTCGAGCGAGCGGGCCCCGCGAAAGCCAGCAGCGAGCAGGATCCGATCTACCCGGGACCCGAAGGTGTCTCCGGCTCCCTCCGGTGCCACCTCGAGGCCGTCGACGGCGGCAAGCTCGGCCCAGTCGTCCACGATGGACACCCGGACCGTGGCATCCCCCGTACCCGGCCCAGCAGAGATGATCTCCTCCTGCCAATTGTCTATCACCCCGGAGATCAGCCCGTACGTGACCCCGCCGTAGTGGGCGCGCAGGCGGAATCGCCGTCCGGGCAAAATCGTCGAGGCGCTGGACACGACGTACGCCCCGGCTGGATTCGATGGCGAGAGGTCGCCGTCACGGTTGTCGAGCAGGGCCCAGCCGCTGCCGGACTGCCACCGGTCCAGGGTCTGGTCAAATGAGCGTTTCGTCCCGAACCCCCGCAGCCGGGATGAGAGATCCTGATAGGTGACCCCGGGCCCCCACGCGGAGCGGCCCCACAATGAGGATCCCCAGCTCGCGTACCCGGACCCCGGGAGCACGAATGCAGCCTCGGCCGTGACGGTCACGCCGTCGACGCCATCGAAAAAATCGACTGTCATGTGGCTACCATCCGAGACGGTATCGGGCCCGAGGTGCGGACCCATTCTGTCAGCGCCTGGCCTACCGCACTCGCTGCAGCCCGCGGGTCCATGGCATTGACAGTGATGTATGCAATGTTGGTGGCTGCAGACGGCCCACCGTCGCCAGACCACGGACGGCCGGCACCACGCCGGGGCACGTCCGGATAGATCATCCCGTCTTTGTCCGGGACAAACAGCTCGGCGCGGTGCTCTCCCACCAGATACATCTCTCCGGCAGACACCGGACCACCGGCAGCCCTGGTCATATTTGGCGTAACTGACGGCGCGTACCCGCCGGTCCCGTACTGGTTCGCGCGAGCCATCACTTCCTGGATCCGGTTGGCCGTCGCCGCAGCCGCCGCGATCGCGGCGGACCCATCGAAGGTCGCCTTCAGATTCCAGTCCGGGGGCTTAGCCAGCATCCGATCCGCCAGGGCTTGTGCCTGCTCCCGGGTGTAGCCCATGGCCATGGCCGCGTTGATGTACGCCTGGCGGCCGGCGTCAAACGCCTGCGCGGCTGCGCGCGCCGCCATCTCGGATCCCTGCGTGGCGGCGGTGTCGTCGAAGGTCGCCTGTGATCTCGCGAGCGTCGCCGCGCGGATCCCGTCCAGCGCAGCCCAGTTCGCGCGGCCGGCTACCGTCGCAAGGTCCAGCGTCGCCCCGTTCTCGCGGGCTGCCGCGGACGCTGCAGCCATTGCCTCTTGCATGTCCGACTCAGCCTGCATCACTGAGACAGCGGACCCGGACAGCGCATCCATGATCTGCTGAAGGGACTGCAGCTCATCAGCCGCGCTGGCGGTGGACTCCGCGAGCGTGTCCATGCCGGCGGCACCGGAAGAGGTGAGACCGGAGAGTTTCTCCCCAGCCTCACCAAGATCAATTATGCCGATGCGGTCCGCCCACTTCACAACCCAGTCAAAGGCTTTACCAAGCCAGCTGATGACTCCCTCGACCACCCCAGTCGTGGCCTTGGCTACGGACAGGACACCGTGCGCAAATCCCGTTGCCCCGTCTGCAGCAGCGTCCAGCCAGTCCCTGAACTTGCCCACCGCAGCGCCCACCTTTGTGAGATGCGCGGAAAAACTCTCCAGCGCCCCACCGGCCTTGTTGTAGGCGTTGGATACGGCGTTGTACATCTTGGACAGAAATTCGATCACCTGCCCGATTCCTTCAACCGTAACCCCGACAAACCGCAACAGCGATGTGAAGAACTTTGTGGCGCCGGGGCCGGCCGAGGCCATGGATGATGCGAACTCTCCAATGTGCCGGCCGAGCGCGGGCAGTTCTGCCGCGAATTCTTTGATGAATGGCGCGGACTCGGCGAACATCTCGCGGAGGCCCGGCATAGCCTGCTCGGCCATTTCCAGCAGGTCATCGGTGACGGGGGCGACGACATCGGCGAGCGGTTCGAACAAGGCCGCGAGCTGGAGGTCAGCAACCCCCGTCTTGATCTTTGATAGGGCGTCGACGACCGGCCCGACAAACGGCGTGCCGATCCTGGTCAGCTCACCAACCAGCGTCGCCTTGACGTCGCCCGCCGCAGCTATGACCCGCGTGTCCCGCGCCGCGCCGGCAATCCCGGCTGCGATCCCGGTAGCGGCAGTGACTGCCAGCGCCGTACCTGCCAGGGCCGCACCGATCGCCGGGAGCATCGCAGCCCCGACCGCCGCGCCGAGCACCGCACCGTATGGGCCGGCACCCGCCGCCGCCGCGCCGCCGCCGCCGCCGCCGAGACCGCCGAGACCGCTGGTGTCGATGACGATTCGTATCCGCCGGTCCTGCAGATCCCCGATGGCGTGGTTAAGCCAGTCAATTTCCATGGCTGCCCGAAGCGCTGCATCACCAAGGTCATGCAGCTGTTCTGTCATACCCCGGACGGCGCCGGCGGCGGACGTGTCGATGTTGATTCGTATCCGCCGGTCCTGCAAGGCCGCGAGGTCCGCGGCGATCCGGCGGATCTCCGCGCCGCCGGTGGTGGATACCCGCACGTCCAGCCGCTTGCCGTCCAGGCGGTCTAGCACTTCCTGGATCCGGCGGATCTCCGCGGTGGCCGTGGAAGCTACCAAGATGTTGATCCGCTTGCCGTCCAGGCGTCCGAGCGCCTGGCCAAGCGCGCGGACTTCCCTGCTCGCGTCAGCCGCTGCGGCCTTGGCCTGCGCCAGCCCGCGGTTGATCGCAGCCCACATCCCGGCCGTGTCGTTGCGCCCAGTGACCCGGATTTCAATCTCATTCGCCACGGCTACCTCCCCCGAGCTGCTCAATGGCAAGTAGGCGCATCAGGTCTGCGTCCTCTGCCAGCACGGCAGAGGGCAGGGCCCCGAAGCGGCGGCACAGATACAAGATCAGCCGGGCGCGGACGTGCTCTCCCGGTTCCCTACACACGGTTCCATCGGAATCGATGCCACCTCCAACGGCGGCCCACCGCCGGAGGTCGGCGGCAAAGGGGCAGGTACCCCCGCAGCCGCCTCGGTCAACGCGGCAGCGATCGCCAGCAGCAGCGGAAGATCCTGCCCGAGCAGCCCAGCCGTGGTGTACGGGACCGGGTTACCTAGATAGTCCAGCAGGTTCCACTCCAGGATGACCGCGGTAGGACGTGTAGCGCTGGTGCCGACGAGCAGATCCGCGAGCGGCTCGAGCATTGCTCGCGTGCCCTCCCCTCCCGCGGCCGAGCTGGCCTCCGAAAAGGCGAACATCTCTTCACACGAGATTCGCCGGCACTTGACCTGCAGGCCCTCGAACTGCGGGTCCGTGAACCGCAGGGTCAGCAACGGCCGGCGGTATCCGTCAGCGGCCATCATGACCACGTAGGGACTACGCCGTTTGCCAGGGTCATCGGCACCGTCCAGGTCAGCGCGCCGTCCGCACCGCGTTTGATGCTGTAGTCCGTCGGCAGGAGCGTCGGGGTCCCGGTCACGCCAAGGGATACACCATTGACAGTGATCAAAAACTCTCTGGGGACGGACGTCGACGGCACCGTGGCGAAGAGCAAGTGTGCCCCGGTAGGGTTGAACACTCCCGAGAGTTCAAGTGACATGTCAGCCAGCCCCAGCAGCCGCTCATAAGCTGACATGTTGACCCCCGTCGTTTCGAGCACGCCGCGTGGGGTAGCCCATGACAGCTCGGTCACGTCGTTTCGAACATCGGTGAGCGCGCCGGCCGCAGTATCTACGGACAAGGCCGTCATCCCAAGTCCAGTGCCTTTTGCCATCGTATGTCCCTTCCTATCCCGCGGCCAGCCGGTCGGCTATCCGCTGCTGGTGTGCGGCAAAGTCCTCAACCCAGTCGGCCGCAGTGAGATGGTCGCGAATCACCCCAAGATTCTCTCGCCAGTCGCCACGGCGCACCTGGTATATCTGTGGCCGGGTGTGGTGCTCGGCAAAACATCGTTGCCGGGGGGTGAAGGTGAAGACGGTGAGCGCACCGGTGCGCTGCTCACGGAAGTCCCGTCCGGACCGGTGCCGGATGTAGGCAGCCTGCCCGGATCCGGTCGTGGTCGCCTCGTCGACGACGGTCCGCCAGCCATGGCGCCACGCCAGGCACCCGGCCTGCTCACATGCGCTCCGGACCGTGACGTCCGGGGGTGAGGTATACCGGTAGGTCTGGTATGCAGCCGCCGGCCGGGCTGGCGGCAGGCGAAAAGGCTGGCCCATCAGAACACCACCGCCACGGGGTTGCCGCACGCCATGACCTCAAATTCGAGGCTGGTGAAGCCGCCCGAGGTGACGGTGACGGCCCGCACGTACCGGCGGATGACGGCCGTCGCCGAGGTGGCGATTCGTTCAGGTCCCGGCGTGGTCGTGGTGATCTGCGTGAACCCAGCTCCGGTGATGTCCGCGTACGCGTCTGCGCCCCCGTCGTCCAGGGAGTGCTGCAGCTTCACTGTCACGTCCGTCCCCACGAATGACATCTTCTGCAGGTACGCCTGCAGGCCGTACCGGGAGTCTGAAGCCAGGTAGGCAGTGCCGTTGACCGTCCAGGTGAGAGGTGTCGCGTCCGCGAGCAAGGCCACGGTCGCGATCGGGTGTGCCACGGCGGTGCCGGCGATCCCGTCGTACACGACCGCTTCGAATATCCGGCCTGCCGCTGGCTCGACGGTCCCGGACACCCGGGACCCGATCTCCAAGACCGCCGACGAAGAGAAGATGCTGGTGGTTGCCCCGTTGGTTTGGGTTGCGCCGAGCTGGACCCATGTCACCCCATCGGCAGAGGTGTAGAACGTGATGTCCGCGTCGGCGGCGCCGTTGTCGACGTCGAGGGTGGCGCGAAGCCAAAGCTTTGCCCCGTTGGCCACCGTCGGCGCGACAGACGATGACTCGGTGCCGAGCGTGGCGGCCGTGCCATCCTCGGACCACTCCAGCAGGAGCGTCCCGTCCGTGTTCACCCCAAACGCCCATGATCGCTGGTCAGCTACCGTGGTCCACTTTGCAGCGAGGATCTGTGTTGCCGCTGGGGTCCAGTCATCCAGCGCAGCATGGACCCGGACATCGATGTCTGCCGTGATGTCCAGGGCTGCGGCATCCGGGGTGGACGCGTAGGCGCCGGCCGTACCTGGCAGAACCAGGCACGGTGTCTGTACGGCTGACAGGTCAACCCCGGTGCCGGTGGTGGCGCCCGCGTCCGTGCGGGTGCCGGCGGTCAGCTGCCAGCCCCATTCCAGGCCGTAAGCGGCTGAGACCGCCTGCACGGTCAGCTGCAGGGACCCATCGGCGGCGCGCTTGCCGTCATAGTTGATCTGCTTCGCCACCGTGGCCGCAGCCGGCGCGCCGAGCGCGCGGCTGCGGCAGTAGGTCACGATGGTGTTTGTGGTCGGCAGAGCCGCCAGCACCGGATGGGCTTGCCCAGCGGCCGGGTTGTGCCATGCCGTGGCCTCGATGCCGCCATCACGGACACCGCCAGTCCGTTCATATGCAAGGCTGTCGATGCCGGTGAGTTCGAGCGGCGCTGCGCCGCCGTGGACGTTGTCCAGGGCCGCAATGTCTCCAGACAGGTCGTATCCCCCGGAGTACAGGCCATCGCCGAGCCCGGTTGTCTTTGCCACGGGTCACCTCTCCCTTGTCACGGCGCCTCGGGCCACTGATCATCAACTATCAGCGGCAAGGTGACCGTGGCCACCCGATAGACGGTTGCGTCTACCTGCGCGTATCCGGCCTGCATGTCCAGCGGCGGCCCGAGGCTCCCGAAGATGTCCACGGCCCTGACCCGGCCGCCGAGGCTGAAATCTCCGCAGTACGCGCTGAACATGGCATCAACGGCGGAGACCACCAGCGGATCGATTTCGTCCTGCGGCTCATGCAGCATCGACAGATAGCACCGGGCCGTCAGCTGCAGCCGAGCGGTGACCGTAGCCAGGCCAGTAGAGCGGACCGCGGTGAGCTGCTGTACCCAGATCGCGCAGTGCAGCCCTGCGCCGAGCGCGGCCTTGGGCTCATGCTGCAGGACCGGGGTCTCGAATATCCCAAGGCTAGCCGCGTGGCTCGCGCAGGATGCGATGATCGCAGCGGTGTCCATCAGTCGCCGCGCATCCGTGCCAGGTACGGCCCGGACACCCGCGCGGCGACGGCCGGGATGTGCGTCGGCAGGGCCGCGCGGACGGCGGCCCATATCCGGTAGCCCTTGAATCGGGAGCTGGCGTTGCGGCGGGACGTGCCCTCCAGCCACGGCCCGTAGATCATCGGCCGGCCCGAGCGGGCATCGTCCACGCGGGCACGCAATGCCGTAACTCGGACCACATGTACCTGCGTCCAGTAGTACGGGGTGGGGTGGCGGTAGGTGAGTGCCATGCGCCCTACCAGGCGATTTTTACCTTCGGTCGCTACGGCCGTCACGAGCTCCTCTGTGAGATCTTGGCAGGCAGTTGCGGCGCGGCCGTCAAACAGCGGACCCGACTGGGCAAGCATGATCTCAGTCATACGACCCCTTTGCGAAACTTGCGGCCATATGTGTTGTACCCGCGCTCACGGAGATCCTTCAGTGCGGTACCGCCGTACTCTCTGGCTGCATCCCCGGTGCCCGCCGTGCGGGCATACCCAGAGCCCTCCTGCAGAAGAGTGTCCATCGCCTCGGCAATGGCCCACGTGTTGATCAACCCGGGGACCACGTGCCGCGTGACCGCAGCCGCGGACAGGTGCGTAGTTGCGGTGGTACCCAACGCACCGCGGGTCACAGTCAGCGTGCGCGGGGCGTAGATCGCCGCACCCCCCGCGTGGGCGGCCAGGGCGGTACCGTCCCATGCCCTGCGGACCGTCACCAGGAGCCCGGCAACGTCGACGACCAGCATCCGTTCAGAGTCCACTGCGATCGTCTCGCCCACTATCGGGATGCCCGGGAGCGCCGACGCTGTGATCCCGACGTCGGCAGCGGACGCCGTGAGCGCGTCCCCTACGTCGATCGCCACGCCGGTGCTGAGCATCGCCTTTCCGACGACCAGCATCCGTTCAGAGTCCACTGCGATGACGTCACCGATCCCGGCCTCCGCGGAGTCGGTGACGTCCACCGCGGTCTCGGTGATGTCGAGCGCCTCGGCCAGGGCCCCGGCCGCGAGCGTGCTGGCCGAGTACCCCCATACCCCCGTGATCGCGATCGCCCGCTGGGCGGTGGCCCCGGCAGACAGGGCCGCAGAAGATGATAGATCAATCTCTATCCGAGTGTAGGGGGGGCCGAAATTGACGGGTTCGAGCAGGTAGTCTCCAGCGTCGATCGTCACGCCTCCAGCGACGACGGCCGTAGCAGAGATCAGATCGCACCCGTCCAGCCATAGCCGGTATGACGCAGAGGGGATAACTGCCGGCCACCGGAATGAGCGGACGGCGGTCGTGGGCACGAACTGGCGGTGCGTCGTGCCCTCGATCGTCTCAGTCGCCGCTCGCGCCGCCCGGTCCACCAGCACGTCGTTGCGTGCGCTCTCCGCATGATCAAGTGCGCGTTTGACCTGCTCCCGGGTGCAGTAGCAGTAACCGATCATCCTGTCCCTTGCTTTCTTGGCGGCGCCCCGCGGGGGAGCGTGGGATGACAGCGGTCAGCAGATCCCCACCATGGGTGCGGTGTAGGCATGCAGGGTCCGCACCTGCCCGGCGGTCAGCTCTGCGCCACACAGGTATGGGAGAGCTATCCGTCCGTGGAACTCGCCTGCGGGGGCCGCCGTGGTCCCGGAGCAGCCGATCGTGAGCGGCGTGGCGGTGTCCTCCAGGCCAACGTATGCCCCGGTCTCGGTGGTGGTCCCGTCGGACACCACGGCAGCATCGACATACAGCCACACTTCCGGGGTTGCCGCCGTGCCGTCATATGTCACGGTGACGTGCTGCCACTGGCCGGCCGTGAGCGCGGCGGTCGAGGCGCCGATCTCCGTCGCGTCCGCGGACTCGTCATACAACTCGAAGGTGAGCAGCCCGGCTGGGCCGATCCACAACCGCCACTCTCTTGCAGTTCCGGCCGCGTCATATTTAGCAATGACGGTGTTCGAGACGACTGTGGTTGGGCGGATCCATGCGCCCGCGCTGAACGGGGCGTCACCGGTGAATGAGTAGCTGGCGTTGTCAGACCCTGCCAGGTGGTGATCTCCCGTTGGGTGCAGGTGGTACGAGTGCAGCTTGCAGGGTAGGGCCACCGGGGCGAAGTCGTCCTCGAGCGCCTCGGCTGCACCGCCAGTTTCGGCCGGGGTCAGATCCCCCGGGCCGATGCAGGTGACGAGTGTCCCGGTGGCCTCCCAGAATGGCCATAGGGATGCCTTCGTGGTGCCAAGCACCGTGAGGATGTCGTTCAGGCGGCCCTCTGTACCGCGCTGGTAGATGGCCACGGCTACCTCCCCCCTCGTTCCGTCCAGCCGCAGAACCGGCATGCCCGGGTCCCGTCGGACACCCTCTCCTGCAGCGGAAGACCGTCATGCGGGCAGGCAACCGCCCGGCGGGACGCATCCTCGCTGCAGGCCGCATCATTCTCGCGCCAGATCTCGCCGAGCTGCTCCCAACTCATCCGTCACCATCCAGGTCGCGGCCCACGCCGTGGGGTGATGTGACGATGGCCGCGGACCGGGTACCCGCCGGCGGCCCGGGGCGCTTGCCTTTGCCTTTGGCCGTGGCTGGTTTGCTCCCGCCGCGGACTCGGGCCGCCTCGGCTGCGGCCTCGCGGGATCCGCAGTTCGGGCACGGCGGGCCCGACCACGGGAGAGCACAGATCGCGCAGACCCGCGCGCCAGCATCGCGATCCATGATCATGCCGCAGCCGAAGCCGTGCCCCAAGCGCCGCCGCGCTCGCCGGCGAGGTTGACCACCAGCGGGTCAAACCAGCTCATGGCGGCGCCGACCAGGGCAAGGTTGAAGCCGTCCGCGTCATTTTGTTGCGATCGCGCGCGGACACGATCAGCCGTGCCGGTGGTGCCCGCGTTCAGGACCACGCACTTGTCGGTACCGGCAAGCAGGTTCTCTACGTACACGTCTCTCAGCAGCATGTTTGTGTTCGCCGCTGTCGTCGAGATCCCGCCGGCAATGAGGGTCCCGACAACCCAGATGTCTTCCATCCGGATCCCGTCGACAGCGGCCGAGACCAAGATCGCCGAGTTGCCGATGTCCCCGGCCGCGCCGAGAAACTTGAGCCCCTGCACGCGCGTCCGTGCTGCACCCGTATGCAGCACGAGGAAATCGACAAACTGGTAGGTCGCAGCCGTTTCACGGGCCTCGACATTCCGGAAGGTGCAGTCCGCAGCCGTCACGGTAATCGCCTTGGCTACATCCACAGCCGCCGACACCGTGCACAACACGTTCTCGACGGTGTTCGATGCCGCAGTGATCAGCCAGGTTGACAGCGCCGTCGAGAACGAGAATGTCGGGCGGATACCTCCCGCACCGAGACCGACGACCCGGACACCCGAGATATCCATCGTGATCCCGCCGGCTGCGGCGACGGTCTCCGCATGGGACGGCATCAGGTACACGGTGTCCCCGGACCCAACCAGGTCAGAGGTGAATGCGTAGGCGAGCGTCGCGAAAGGCTTTTCCGGGGTCCGCCCATGCCCGGTCGTCACCCCTGCGTGGCTGGCCGCGGAGTCCACGAACCATACGTCACCGGGGCAGGAGTCGATCCCGGCGACGGTGAACGGCCCACCTGGCGCATGGCGGGAAAACAGTGGAGAGAACTTTGCCTGAGTACTGGACATGACTCCTCCGTTTCGGGGTTCCAAGCGCGAGCTTGTGACCCTTGTTGGGGTAGTGCTCCGTCCGGGTGCCGGGCCCGGTCCACCAGCCGACTGGTGCGCTCTCCTGAGCTACGGAGCAACTTGGGTTCAGGCGTTCGCCGCACCAGGGCGTAGCAGGTTCCCAAGGTTGGCCGGGGCGCGGGAGACCTTCAGGTCATGCAGGAGGTACAGGCAGCTGGAGAGATGCGCCGTGCCGTGAGTAGACGTAGCGTTGAGAGACACGTGGGTGTAGCCGCTGCCGAGCTGCACGGCAGCAACGTGAACCGCGACGATCTTCTGTAGGAGACCGACTGTCAGCGTGATCTCGCTTGCTGCAGTCTGCGTCACGCGGGTCCATGTCTCATCATTGTCCAAGGCAGCTTCGGCCTTGTAGTAGTACTCGGTGATCCCGACGCTGTCAGTTACGGCCGTAGCGTCCAGATCTGCCGTGGTCCCGCCGGTGTAGGCCGTGTGCTGCTGGACGTCAAGCGTGAAACCGGCCGGGCCGGTCCCGCCGAAGACCACGAAGGTAATACCAGCGGCGTTCTGCAGGCTGATACGCAGGCCGGTAGCACCGTCTGCGTCATCCAGGTCTACCGGGGCCCAACCGGTGCCGATGTCGAAAAGCCTTCCAAGTCCTTGCATCTCTTGTGTCCTCTCCGGGCTGGGGTTTATTCAGCCGCGGCTAGGGCCACCGACCCTAGCCCGCAGCCAGAACCGCCGGCCACGAGTCAGGCGCGCGCGTCCAGCACGACATATGCACTCAGCGTGCTGGCCGAGCCATTCTTCGGAGTGATCGGGGATTGCAGCCACGGCCTTCCGTCAACCCGCTCGGTCGCCAGATAGCACGTCTTGTTGTACGCGAATTGGTACTGGGTACTGGCGTCGATCGTCATCTGCTGACGATCTCCGAGAAGGTAGAATTTCGGATCGACAAATGCGATATCGCACTGATCGCCTAGAGCCCCCGTCTTCTCGGTAAATTCCACCGGCCGGCCGTAGATCGTGAGCGGCGGCGCGCCGACGACACCGTTGTTGAGCCATACCGGGGAGCCCCCGGTCCCGGCATTCATAGCCATGTTCGCCAGCTGCGGGAATGTGTCGAGGCTCGCGATCCAAATCGCCGTCATCAGTGATGACGGAAGCATTCGCGAGAACATGTTATCAATGTTTTCCTTGACGATCGTATCCGCGACCTGGCCGGGTTCGATCGCGACCGACACGAGCCCGGTTCCCTTGAGGCAGCCGAGCGGCTCACCGACACCATTGCCCATCATGAATTTGTAGTCTTCTTCGAACGCGATGGCCGCGGGCATCGCCATCGACAAGAATGCAGCCATCGCAGGGGCATCGGCTAGCAATTCATTTGGCACCTCTGCGTAGGCGCAGAGGGATTGCTCTGATACGTCGAGCGCGACCCGCGAGAATTTCGCCGAGGTGGCGGTCCGGGCTACAGCCTCGGACGTCCAGTAGGCTACAACACCACCGAAGACACTGCTTGAATTTGAGGTGACGTCGACTGCGGGGAGGACAACCTTCGATGTTGTCATGGGGATTACCGTTGCCCGCGGCCGGATGATGGCAGATTCGAGGGCTAATGAAAGGATGTCCGACCTCATCGACTCCGGGAGCAGGAAACCCCCGTCTGCAGGAGTCCCCTCCGAGTACGCGTTGCGGAGCAGCGTGAGCCGGTCGGAATACTTCGGGTTGTCCCGGTTGCGTGGGCTGATCGTCACGAGCAGCTCGGCGAGATCTTCGAACTTTCCGTCCAGGACTGCGCCCGACGCGGCCTTGTTGTACAGCCCGTCGCGCCCCACGGCCGCCTTGCGGCCCGGCCTGCCGGGCGTAAGGTCCGGGCGGGTCACCTCTCCCTTGGTGTCCCGGAGGAATTCCGCCATGGTGCGCTGCACCTCGGCGCGGATCTGCTCCCCGATTCCCGGGTCCGCCTTGTTGGCCGCAGAAGCATACGCTCTGATGAAGTCCGGGAAGCTGCCTTCCTTCATCAGGGTCGTAATCTTCTTGCTGTCACCGAGCAGCTCCTCAAGCGCCGCGGCATCAGTCGGGATTGCGATCTGACTCATGCAAATGCCCCCTTCAGAGCGTCGGCAATGGTGGATACGTCTAGGTCTTCGATGTCGATGTCTGGGTCGGCTTCGGGTGCGGGTGCCGGGGCCGCCGTCCGCCCCGCATATGAGAAGATCGAAAGATCCCAGTCATTCTTGGCAGAGGACTGGCCTGCTATCTCATCGGCTAGTCCGGCGTCAACCGCCTCTCGGGCTGAGTACCATGTCTCAGCCAGCATCAGGTCACGCCATTTTTTCGTCGCCCCACCGCAGCGGTCAGCGTAAATGTCAGCGATGTTGTCCGAGATCGCGTCGAGCCACCCTGCCAGCGACCGAAGATCGGCCGCATTGCCAACGGCGAAGGTGTGCCCATCGTGGATCATCATCTGTGCGTTGCGGGCGATGACCCGCCGGTCGCCTCCCATTGCAATGACGGAGGCGATCGATGCAGCCAGGGAGTCTACGTAGGTTGTCACCTCAGCGTCATGTTGCCGCAGCGCTTCGAAGATAGCGATTCCGTCGTATACTTCCCCCCCCGGGGAGTTGATGTGCACGGAGATACGGTCCCGATCGATCTCGCTGAACTCGCGGACGAAGTCCGCGGCGGTCACGCCGAAGTAGCCGATCTCATCGTAGATCCAGCATTCGGCCCCGTCGGTCTTGTTTGTGGTTATCCGATACCAGTCGGTCCGGCCTTCGCGCAGCCGCGCTACCGGCCGGGCAATTTTCATCATGCGGTTGCGGTCACGCATCGGTGCCTCCATTCCTATCCCATATGGGGATTATTTGCCCGCGGCAGCGCAGACCGCCTTCACACCACAAATAGCCTTTGACCGGATACGCCACCTGCGCGTCTAAAAGCGTGCTGTACTCAGTTTTGTCAACCGCTGCGCAAGGCGCGCAGCGGTTGGTGTCATTGATTTCAGTAGCTACGTACCTGGCAGCGGGGGGTGCCGCGGCCATGGTGGCAACCCGTCCGGCATGCTGCGCTTGGGACAGCGCACCGCCGAGCTGGGCCCGTGGGTACCGGTCCGTCAGGGATTCCAGGTGCACGGTGACCTGCGCGGCCACCTCGGCACCGGACAGCCCAGCCCCGGCAACTCTCAGCGCCTCTCCGGCGGCTGCGACCGCGAGGCTGGCAGCCATCAATGCGGCTACCGTGGTCGCGGCGGTCACCAGGTCCTGCTCTTCCGGCGCGGCCGGGGGCGCAGTAATGCCCTGGCTGGCTGCCTCGGCCGTGACCGCCAGAGCCGCCAGGGCCGCCAGGGCGATCATGGCTGCGGCGAGTGCGGCGGCTGCGGCAGCAGAGTCCGCAGTCAGCTCGGCGAGCTGACCGCGGTCATCGTGATCAATGGCCGTGCGGATTTGCTCAGCGAGCTGCTCGCGCTGGCGCGCGGTGATCGGCTCCCACTCGGACAGCAGGTCGTAGAGAGCATCCTGCCAGTCTTCCTGCAGCTGGGCCATGGAATCGGATAGAGCGTCGTCGAGTTCGGCCTGAGCCCGGAGAGTGATGCCATCGTCGGGGCGGCGCGGCGGCGGCGGTGCTGCTATGCCGCGGGGGCCCCGCTCGCCGCGCACACCAGCAGGACCGGGGACGCCGTCCAGGCCGGGAGCGCCGTCCGCGCCGGGAGCGCCGTCCGCGCCGGGGACGCCGGAGGTTCCCTCCGCGCCCCGCTCGCCGCGGGGGCCCCGCTCACCGCGCTCACCAGCAGGACCGGGAGCGCCGTCCGCGCCGGGGACGCCGTCCGCGCCGGGGACGCCGGCCGAGCCGGGGACGCCGGAGGTTCCCTCCGCGCCCCGCTCGCCGCGGGGGCCCCGCTCACCGCGCACACCAGCAGGACCGCGCTCGCCGCGGAGCTGGTCACCGTACCGGCTCATGATCGCAGCCACCACCGGCGCCGGGGCGTGGTCCGCATGCCCCATCTGGGGCAGGCCAACCACAGTCAGCACCTCGGTCGGTGTGTATCCGGCGGACACGAGGACCGCTGCGGACTGTGCTTTCGCAGCCAGCTCTTGCGCCGCAGCCTCGGCGCTACGCGGAGTCGGATTCTTGAAGTCGAACTCGTAGACGGTCTTCGGGTCGTACATGCGCAGCAGCGTGTCGAGCGCGCCTTTCCACCGGCCTAGCCGCGGGATTGTGAGCTGCTCGGCAAACCATATGCTGGCTGCCTCGGCTGTTGCCCGGTTTACGTCGTCGAGATCACCGACTGCGAATTTCGGCATTCCGAATGCCTCACGGATGACATCCTTTGAGACGCCGCGGAGCTCGGCAAACTGCATGTCACGCTGCGAGTACTTGCGCTCAACCCAGTGGCCCTGTTCGAGGACTGCTACCCGGTGTGCGTTGGCTACGCCCTGGTGCTGCTCACGCCACCGCTGGCACATTTCCTCAAACTCATCTGATGAGAGCCGCCGGTCAACTTCAACAATTCCGCCTGGCTCAGCGGAGTTGAGGAAGAAGTTACGGTTCCACTCCGCAGCATATTTGGCAGCATCGATATCTATCAGGATTGACTGTACCGGTCCCATGCCCCGGTACGGATCCATCGGATCTGGCATCCGTAGTTGGATGACCTCATCCAGGCCCAGCGGGACCCGCTCACCAGCAGGACCGGCGTACTCCCAGCCCAACAGGAAGTCTTCCACGGATGGAATCGGGGTCATCCGGTCCGGACGCACCGGCCACAGTTCAAGTGGCAACGAGCGCATGGCGGGATTGCGGGCGATGACCAGGTAGCCTTCACCGCAGAGATCAATGTGCTGCTGTACCGTCTCGACGAGCTCCTGGAACGTGTAGTGCTCGTTCGGCACTGCGAGCAGATCCAGGGCTGGATGAACGGCTACCGGTGTGCGGTCGGTGTCGCCGCTCGAGCGGGCCTTGCGGTATAGCTGCCAGGGGACGGCTGCGACGGCCGTCGATGTCCGGTTGACGATGGCGAAAAGGGTCCCGGATACGGCCATGGCCGCGAGGCTGGCTGTCGCGTCCGCGCGGCGAGAAGAAAACATGCCGGAGAGATGGGAGATCCAGCGTGGGGCGTACGGGACCGGTGCCTGGTTGCGGACGCGCCGCAGCCGGGGAGCTGCGCGAAGGGCTGACCGCATGTCCGCAGGATAACCCCATCGCTCGAGTTTTTTTGAAGCCGGGACCGTTACCTAGGATGATCATCGTCTCCGGACAACCACTCCAGCGCGAAGCAAGATAGCCCGGCCACCGCCAGGCCCAGCGGGACGGCTACCAGCCAGCCAGCAGCGGAGAGCGCGGCGAACCCGGCCAGGTAGAGAGCGAGCTGCGCGGCCGGGCGCCACCGTCGTTTGGTCATCGAAAACCTCCAAAGGAATCCCCCGGCTGAAGCCGTGGGGAGGAAGTCAACTCATGATCCTTATCCTTGGGCGTGGTTGTAGGTCTACCTCGGCCACCATGTACCGGGCCGCATCACAACCATGATCATCGTTCTTCACGGGTTTCTCTTTCATCGCGTCCCATACATACCCCGGGAGCTCTTCCGCGGTACAGCATGGCTTCCGCGCGTCCGTCAGCTCCGGGTCCCGCTCTACCAGGCTGTCTCGGAGCAGGTAGATCCGCGGGCGTCCGTCACCAGCGGGGACGAGCCTTTCCTGTATCGCCTGGATGCCGTCCGTGACGGTCTTCCGCGCGGCCACGGTACCCATGCCCAGCTCCCGTTCGAGCACCGCGCGGCCCTCCGCGTCATGGTCGCAGACAATCGCGCGTGGGCGCGGCTCGGTCCACCGGCCGCGGCCGTCCGTGACCAGGGACAGCGCCAGACGCGCATGGGCGTCCACGGTCCGGCGGGTGTGATAGACCTCCCGGTACAGGTACAGCCGTCCGTCCGGATCTACAGCCCACCATTGGATGACCATCGGATTCGTGTAGCCGAAATCGACGGCCCAGTACCGAGGCCACTCCGGCGGGATCTCGAACCGGTCCACCAGGTGAACGGCCGTGTCGTACCCGTCATAGATCTGACCTTCGGCAGCAACCCAAAGGCCATGGCGCAACCGGGCGTGGCGGGGCCCCGTGAGCGCGTCGAGCTTGCCAAGATACGCCCGGCCAACTTCGGTCAGCTGCCCAGCCTCGGAATATAGAAGTGGGTTGTCCTCATGCCGTGAGTCGTACATGTGGCAGGTCCCGCGCTGGCAACGCTTATTCAGCCAATGCGTCGGGGTGTCTGGGTTCGTGTCCCCCATGATCTGCTGAAATGATATCCGGCCATTGCGTAGCCGGGTGGTGATCGCCTCCCAGTCCGGCTCGGTCAGCTCAATTGCCTCCTGCACGTACACCACGTCATATTCTGATGACATGATCCGGGTGGCCCGGTCCAGGCCACCCACACCGATCGAAGAGCCGTTGCGGTAGCGGTACTGCGGAGACTCCTGCTGTGACCCGCCATACCAGGCCACGTCACCGGCGGCCCGGGCCTCCGGCACGACAAACCGATTCCACGTGACTAAGGCGGTTGACCCAAGCGAGGCAAGAGTCTTCCGCACGATCAGCCCACGCAGACCTGGGTTGATCAGGGCGAGCAGATGCAACCTCTCCAGCAGTGCGCGGCTCTTGCCGGTCCCGGCCGGGCCGGACAGAAGGATCTCCGGGCGGCGGGACACGAACGCCGCGGCGCATGCGCCGCGGGGGGCGTACCGATGATGCAGGACAGTCGCATCCATCAATGCAGGGCCGCGAGGTCGACCCCATCGATGGTGTACCGCACCTGGACATCGGCGACGGACACCTTCGCTTGGGAATCCATTCCGACCAGCCCAGCTCGGCGTGCAGACAGCGCCACCAGGACCTTCGCCGCGGCGAGCACCGGACCGTCATCGATGAGCGGGACGGGCCCGCCGCCGTCCGGATCATCGATCGTCATCACATTTCCGCCGGAGATCACGAGGTGCTTACGGCCCAGGACAGCCAGGACGACCCGCTCAAGCCGATCGAGCTTGTCAAGCTCAATCGCGCGGTACTCATCTATCGCGGTAGCCGGGCGGGCGTCGACGGCGCGCCGCAGCTCCTTCGACACCGCTTGCTGAGTAATACCAAGCCGAGCTGCAATCTCAGCCTGCGTCACGCCGTTGACGCGCAGGCGCCACATCTCGGCGCGGCGGTCCGCGCGTACGGCCGCCGCCGCGGACTGCGCTCCGGTCGGGGGCCCCGGCATCACAACCACCTCCGGTACAACCGCCTATACAACCATATCCAGTAGATCTAGGTTGTAACATGCGGAAACGCTCTGAGCGCTGCGGGGGGCCAAGATCTTTGGTCTGGTGGTGTCCTTGGCCTGGCGCGGGCCGGACGGCCGTAATCTTGCGGACGCCAATTTTCGGATGTGGTGTAATTGTCCGACTGTAGGGAGTTGACTCATGGCCAGCAGGCAGCAGCAGCAGCGCGGCCGGCGGACGCGACAGCCACACCGGTATATCGCGTCTCTCGCCACGCCGGGCACCTGCATGCTCTGCCCGCTGCCGGAGATGAATTCTGTGCATGCCGGGATGCATGCGTGGGCGCCTGAGGTAGACCACGCGCGGCGAGCAGCAGCCTCGCTGCAGGCCGCATAGACGCCGGCAAGGGCTGGTCTTCACGGCGTGTTCCGGCCATATGTAAAAGAGGCGCCCCGGTCGAGACGCCTCTTTTACATATGGCAATGCTACCAGCCTCGGGGTGGACCGTTGCCGGCGCCGCAACCGTGGCCGTCGACGGCGCCGTTTGTTCTGAGTGACCATCCTTGGTCACCTCAGGAACAACTACCTCCTACCAGCCTTGGCCGTTGCGTAGCCGGATGCAGCCACGGGCTGGGTGGCGACGCCGGTCACTCCTGCTGGCGTTTCCTTTCTTCGATCGCCATTATCAATATCGAAGCCTCTCGCTCCGACAGGTTGGCCGATGTGATGACATTCCGGCCGATGATCTTCGACGTTATGTCGAGCCGGGTGACCCGGTTTTCCGGGCCGTGATACCCCACTTCTTTCCACAGTGCGTGCATTTTTCTGTGCTGCGCCGTAGTGACCTGGGTAGCGCTGGCCGGGTCCGCCATCTCGCCCTGATCAACCCAGGTCTGCGGCTCGCGGACATGCTGTTGGTAGCGGCCGTACGCCGCGGACGCCGACGCGCCGTCATCATCGTCATCGGTGGCGACGCCGGTGATCGCGAGCAAAGCATATCGGCGGGCATACGTTATTGCCGACCCTATCTCTTGCGGTGTCCCCGAACTTGGCAAGGGATATTCTCCCTGCTCAACTTCCCCTGACGTGTGCATGAGCTTATAAGCCAGGACGAATCGGCCCGATTCATTGATCGTCGGTTTCGTCAGCCATGCGACGCCGGCGGCGCCTAGCATCGGCAATATGACACGGTTGACAGCCGCTAGATCGGCATATCTATACTTATATGACCCGCCGCGGCCCTCGATCCGGGCGGTCTCCGCCTTGGCTACTGACGGAATTGTCGCCTGGATAGAGGCGATTGCGGCAGCGATTGCGGACTCTGGCATGTTGTCTCCTATTAGGCGGGGCACCCTGCCCAGCGGAGATCGCATCACGCTGGGCAGGGGCGATCTTGGATCTGCTGGTTGGGCAGATCAGCGCCAGGTGGCCGTTGCGCGGCGAGCGGCGGAAAGGGTCCCGAACCACGGCTCGGCTTCTACCCCGGCAGGTATATCGGTTACTATCCATATGGTTCCGACGTCATCCCGCCGGGCGTACCGCCACCGGCCGTCCGTGGACACCGCCTGCCAGCACTCGCGGCGGGTGCGGGTGCCGGGGCCCGCGAGGTGAGTCACGCGGGTGTCGGTCCTGGTGACGGGAGTCATCGCCACCGGCGAGACAGCGCGCCCCCGCCGCGGGGCGGAAGCTGGCGCGACCTGACATCTTTCTTGTCTCATGGGCCGAGGATAGCATACATGCATGCATGCTGGCATACGTTCGTCCGGACGGGATACCCAGATCCGGACATGCATGCAGCTATACTCCCGTCATGGATGAGGGTGTTGCCAGGCTCACGGAGCTGGGCCGTCGTCGACGGCGCCTGCTCGCCCAGCTCACGGCGACCGAGGACGAGATCCGGCCGCTCATCGAACTGGCCCGCGAGGCCGGACTTTCGCTCGATGAGATCGGCGCCCGCATTGGTCTGCGGCGCCTGGCCGTGGCCAAGTGGCAGCGGCAGGCCGCGGACAGCTGACAGCCGCGGCGCCCCGATGAGTCCCCTCGCCGCGCACGGCGTGAGCCAGGTGGCCGTTGCGCGGCGAGCGGGGCCCCCGCGGCAGAGAGCTAACGGGCGGGCGGAGGGGAAGGCATGGCCGCCGCGGACCACGCAACCACGGCGGAGATCTCGGCCCGGTTGGGGTTGGTCATAGCCCACCCTCCCCTGCCGCGTGCAGTGACCGGATCGTAGACATCGGCACTTGCCGAATTCGGCCCGGGACCCGGAGGGCTATCCCCTGGCTGGTCACGGCCACCAGCCGCCCGGACACGACGGCGCCGTCCACCAGCGAGACCCAGATCCGCTGACCGAGTGAGGCTGCGGGCGTGAGCCAGCTGGGCGGCTCTGGTGCTGCGGGGGGTGTATGCATGCAGCTGCACGGTGGGCTGCCCGGATGCGCCGAGATGATCCCGCGCTGGATCGCCAGGGCGACAGCGTGAGTGCGGTTCCGGGCCCCGAGGCGGATAGCGGCACGGTGCAGCGCTGATTTTACGGAGTCCGGCTCGATCCCCAGGACGGACGCGACGGCGGCGGTCGACGCCCCGTCGCGCAGCAGCTCGAGGATTTGTATCGGGCGGGCACTGAGCGCCTGTTTTGTCATTGGCAGCTTTCTGTCGGGAGGGCGGTTACGCTGCTCCGCCCTGGAGGATGGTGAGCATGGGACGGGTTGCAGGCACCCGCGGCGCCGTCCGGGCGTTGCCGAGCCCAGGCCGGGACCCGGCTCGGCAGAGCGGGCAGGCAGGCAGGCCGTCCGGACGGCTACCGGCTGGCATGTATGGGTGATCCTGGCATCCACCTGCTTCGGTGCGGCCTCGTGCAGCCCTGGGCGTACTGGCGGGCGCCTCGGCCGCCGCGCCCAGCCTGCAGAGCGGGCAGAGCGGCCGTTGCGTAGCCGGATGCAGGAGGGTTCCGCCCGGCATGGCGTGCGGGCAGGGGTCGCTGGCGGCTGCGGTCGCGTGCAGTTCGGTGATCGTCGCCGAGCGCGTGGCTGCGGTCTGCGTCGAGCGGAGCTTGGTGAGTTCCTCGGCCAGGTCGCCGTTGCGGGCCATGGCCGCGAGGTACGCGCCGAGGTGCGTGATGTTGGGGTTTCTTTTCTGGATCCCATCAATGATCATCTTCTCTTCCTCGGCACTCGCGCCGAGCGCGGCGAGCGGTCCGCGCGGAGAGTCTCGATGAGAGTCTCTTGAGAGTCTTAGAAAGTCGGTTCCATCGGGTGGACCGGTTTCATCCATCGGGTGGACCGGTTTCGGCTCCACCAGTGGACCGGTTTCGGCTCCACCAGTGGACCGGTCCACCCGATGGACCGGTCCATCGGGTGGACCGGTCCGGGCCGCGGCAAATGTCCCGTCTTCCGCGCGGGACCGGCCCGGTGCGGCCGAGCTGGGCGACGCGGTCTCGTCGGGGATCTGCAGGCGGTACCGGACCCGCTGGCGGTGCTCTGGCGGGGCCCCGAGGCGGATCAGCCAGCCAGCGGCGCAGAGGCTGGCTACCACCCGGCATGCCGTGGTGCGGGACGTGATGCCCGTCCGCTCCATGAGCCGCGTCACCACCACCCATGCCGTGTCGGCTTGGACGTGGTCTGCGTAGCACAGCGCCACCAGGCGCTGAGTTGGGTTGAGCCGCGTAGAACGCCATATGGCATCCCGGTACTTCATGGCTAATGTAGGATCCATGGCTAGGCCGTCCGTCCGTCTGTGCGGGTGCCGGCGAGGCCAGGTAGGGTGATTCGCGCACCCCGCCTGGCCATACTCTTGTCTGGCCAAATCCTACCCGCATTGGTACTGCATGTCTGGCCCGGGGACGCCGGCCGCACCTTGGTTGTGGATATTACTTTCGGGCGGATCTCAGCTGGCGTCCCGGCCGCTGGTCCGGGTACGGTCGGTGGCTGCATATCGGCAAAGCTCATTCCAGCTCCGATCTTCTATTTATTGATCAAATTTGATCTTTGATCTGATGCGCATCGGCGCGGTCCCTCTGGCCAGAGGGACCGCGCCAACTTATCCATCCACAACCGCCGATGCCGGCGACTTACGCCGCCGTCCCCCCCGGCCCGGACACCCCCTCCATCTCATCCAGGAATGCCAGCACGTCACCCTGCCCTGCCATGGCCGTAGCCGGTTCTGCGGCGCGCGCGCAGGCGGATCCAGGGACCGCCGCCGAGGCCAACACCCCATGCCAGCGTCCGCCGCAACCGCAGCCGCAGTGCCGCGCCTCCATCCCGGTAGCCGTGAGGCACTGCGGTGTACAACACCGGGAGGTGATGAGCTGGGCCGCCGTCAGATCTTTCATTCGCTGCCGGCCCCGCCGCCCCGGCCGGAAGCAAGCCAGCCACGGCGGCGGGCCGCGAGCGGTGCGGACGGACGGCGCGGCGGCGTCTGTCCGGTCATCGGACTGCCATGGTCCGTAGCGGCCACCGGCCGTCGACTGCGGCTGCCTGGTCCGTCCGGCCGCCGCCGAGTAGGTAGTCCCGGTATGAGTCCGCCTGCTCAGCTGCCCACCCGATCTGTGCCTCGTGCAGCGCGGCCGGGGACATGTCCCCGATTCCCGGGTACGCCGCACAGATCTGCTGGAATACCCCGCACGCCGTTATCGCGTCGTAGACGCAGTGGTGCGCCCGGCCGAGCTGGGCGCCATAGTGGGCCGCTAGGGCGTTTAGACGCCGTGAGCCGCGCCGGTATGGATCGACGTGCTTGTCTATGACGTGCACGTCGACCACATGGATTCCGGCAAGGCCGGGCACGCCGTTTCGCCTGCACTCTCTGTCCAACAGCGTCAGGTCGTATGGAGCGATCATGATGACGATCGGGGCGCGGGTCTGCGCCAGCGCCTCGACGATCTCCGTCAGCGCGCGCCGCGGCTCGCAGCCGGCTGCGAGCGCGGCATCGTCCAGGCCATGGATTGCGGTCGCGGCCTCCGGGACCGGGATACCCGGGTTGATCAACCATGTCAATGCTACTTGGCGGCTGCCGTGCACGTCGACGACGGCTGCCGAGACGATCCGGTCGCGTTCGACGTCGAGCCCGGTCGACTCGACGTCAAACCCGACAATCCGCGTGAAACCTGTCATATGATCCTCGCTGTCGGATGGAATACATCGCGCTGGCCGCAGCCGCCGCAAGGTATTAGCACGGTTTGGTCCGCGTCACGGACCCCGTCCGGGGCCTGGCCGTCAGACTCCCGCACCGTGAGGACGGAGCGGGAGTCTGACCAGCTCGGCCTAGCCGGGCGGCCCTCCAGGGCTGCGATCTGTCGTACGCGGGGACACCACCGGGTACCGCCCGGACGGAGAACGGTGGCGACGGATATGGGCCGCGCGGAGGCCAGCCTCCGCCAGGCCGGGCCGCAGCCCAGCCAGGGCCTCGTACTCGGCCGTCAGCTGCCGCTCTGCGGCGTCGACGGCCGCCTTGGCCGCAGCCGCCGCATCAGCGGCCAGCCGCTCGGCGCGCCGGAAACGCCGCCGTTCGCGGCGGCCCGGCACGACGATGAGGCCAGCGGTGATACACGCCGCCAGCCACGCCGCGCCGAGCAGATACATGATCGGGCTGTTCACGGGCCTCCAATGATCTTAGATATGGCATTGTCGATCTGGGCGTCAACGAGCTCCTGGACGTACTCGTCCGGGACTAGGCGCGACGCGGCGGCTGCGATCGTCGCCACGGCCCACAGCGGCACTTGCACCCGCAAGGCAGGCCACGCCACGGAAAGCCAGTCAGGCCCGTACGGAGCAACGTTGACCCCAGCTCCGCCGCACACCTTCCCAGACGCAAGAGCCTCGCCGATCAGGTCCCGGGGCAGCTCCCGGGAAAACACGCGGACCCCGCTGATGATCTGCAGGTGTATTACTAGCGGGTCACGCGGGTCAAACCACATCACGACCGGGACCTCGCCGAGGCAGCCGAGCCCGGAAACCCAGCCGCGCGCCGTCACCTCTTTCACGGCTGGCGCCGCTCGCGCCGGTTGGCCGCCGCAGCGCGTTTCGCCGCGTACATGGCGGCGTCCCCGGCCGCGAGAGCCTCCGCGAGCGCGGTCCTGCTGGTGTCGACCAGGAGCGCGCCGACCGAGGCTGATGCCGCCACCTCGCATCCGCACTGGCCGTCCACGGTGACCGTTACCGTCCGGCCTAGCCGGGCCGCGTAGCCAAGCCGCGGCGGCGCTATCACGACCACCTCATCACCACCAAGGCGGACCCCGGCCACCTCGGCACCGGCCATGAGCCGGGCCGCGAAAGCCTGGAGTACCTCATCGCCGGTGACGTGACCGTGCACGTCATTGATCTCCTTGAATCGGTCCACGTCCACGACCAGGACCTCTACCCGGCCGAGGTGTCGCCAGGTGCGGGCTAGCCAGGCCCGCGAGTACAGGCCGGTCAGCCAGTCCCGGTCTGCGGCGGCGCGGGCAGTGACCAACTGCTTCCGCGCGTCCGTCAGCTCCGCGCGCGCGAGCGCCAGAGCCGCGCGGACCTCGGCCAGCTCCGCATCTCGGACATAGACCCGCTCCGACAGCCGGTGTAGTTCCGTGGTCGTGAGATCGTCCAGGGCCGCCAGGCCGAGCGCCGACCGGGGCGTCACTGCCCGCGCCGATCTTTGATGAACTGACAGCCCAGCTCGGTCAGCTGTACCCGGCAACTACCGGACCGTTCCGAATATTTGATGTACCCACTGGACGTGGCCCATGCCGCGCAGACGTTGCGCTGCCCCCCGTGGCGGGACCATACGCGGAGGCCCTCCCGGTAGATGTCTCCGCCATGTACATCAAAGAGAAACTTGATCTGGGCCCGGGTCGGACCCCGCAGCTGGCGACTGCTGTCCGCCGGCCGCCGCTGCGGCGGCGGCGCCGCACGGCCCGTGGCTGCACCCGGGCCAGTGGCAGCTGGCGGGCCAGTGGCAGCTGGCGCGAGACCAGGGCGTACGGCTGCCTGGTCACCCCGCATGATGTCGTACAGGCGCCGGATCTCGTCCTCGCCGGTGCGGCGAGCAGCCGGCCGTGACCGGTCCGCCGCGATGCATGACCGGAGCGGAACGCACGTCCAGCGGTCGTCAATATCTACCTGGACGCCGGCGGCTGCGGCAATCTTCTCCAGGGCGGCCACATCGTCCATGTGGATATTCGGCCCGGCAGCCGCCAGGTCTGCCCCGGCCTCGATCGCGCCGCGCACCGCACCGAGAAAGGCCAGGTTGACAAGCTCATCCGTCCGGGGGTCCGCCGCGGCGGACCCGGACATCATTCGCCGGATCTCCGGACGGGATATACGGACGCGGTTGGGGGAGCGGGCGCACCAAGCTCGCGCCCAGTCCGTGATACCAGAGCCGGGGAGCCCCCGGCAGATCACCAGCGCCATGACGTCACTCTCCGTGCCAGCCAGCGCGCGGCGCGGAGGCTGGCAGCCACCACGGCGACGGCCGTAGCAGTAGCCGCAACCGCCATCACCATCACTACCGCTAATCCGACAAGGGTGATCTCGTATCCGCTATCAGGTGCCACCGGATGCAGCCTCGCTCTCTTCCACGGCCGGCACATCGGCCGAGACCGTGACCCGCCAGCCACGCCACTGCCCGTCCGCGCGCCATACCCGCCAGCGCGGGACGCCTTCAAAGACGACGGTGGTCCCCGGCCAGCGCCGCTGCCAGTCACACCGCAGCCCGAACCACGTAGCCCATGCCGTGACGTCACCGGCGGCGCCACGGTGCATCCGAAGTAGGACAGATCTTGCGAACATGGCTATGAATGCCGGGACTGGCTGGCCGTTGCCGACCAGGTAGGTCACCAGCCGGAGCATGTCCTCTGGCGTCGCGGGACTCGCAAGCTCCGCAGCGACGGGCGGTACGCTGTCTTTCATCGGCCCTCCCAGTGGGTCGTCATGTGGTCCGGCTGTGGCACGGCCGGACCACCTTTACGTCTACGTCCCGGATATGAGCGTCACGGGCTGTACGCCCAACGCATTTGCTACCTGCGCAAGCCAATCAAGCGTCATCGGCGTCCCGCCGCGGACTCGGCGTTGGACAGCTCGGGCGTCGACGCCCAGCCGGGCCGCCAGTACGGCGGCCGTGATATCCCGCCGCGCCATCTCTACCCGGATGGCTGTTGCTGTGGTCTCTGATATGTCCACCGTCCCATGCTCTACCCCGCCGTGGGCGGCGTCAACGCCAGTGAGGCCACAACGGCTGTCACCTGGGCTGGTCTACCCAAAGGGATGACAGAGGATGCCTCCGGGCGGTTGCGCCGCGCCGGCAGATGGCGGATCCTGCTCCTATGGGAATGCATGGGAGCGGCCGGGACCGGTCCGCCGGTGGCCTGCAGAACGCAGTGACCAGAGAGATCCGGATCGCGCTGGCCAGGTGTGGATGGTCAACCGCTGACCTGGCACGACGTATGGCAGTGCCGGACAAGTGGCTGGGCGGCCGGATGCGCGGGGACACCCGGATGACCCTGGTGGACCTCGGCCGGGTCGCCGAGGCTTTGGGCGTCGCGGCGGTTGATCTCGTGCCGGTGGTTGATCTCGTGCCGGCGGGAGCGCCGGAGACGGCCGTCCGGCGGCCGCAGCCAGCTCGGCCGTCGCGGCCGGCGCACTCGCGGCGGGCGCCGCGGAAGAGGCCAGGCGCCGCGCGGAGCGCAGCCTGACTGGCCTACCGGTCCATCTCGGACCGGTAGGCAGCAACGGCGGCTGCGGACAGCAGTCGCCAGCCACGGCCTTCCGTGTCCGTGCGGCGGGATCTGATCCGTCCGGCGTCCGCGCGGCGGCGGACGGTATCCGGCGAAAGCCCGAGCCGCCGGGCCGCTTCACCGACAGTGATCCACTCTTTTCCGTCCGGATGGTCTCTGCCCACTGGTGTGCTCCGTCCCGGGTCCGCCGCGCACTGGCAAGCCTCGCAGACTCGCGGCGGACCGGCCAGCGCGGGACCTGCAAAACTTGCAAAACTTGCAGCGGCGGTGGCGAGATGGGAGTCTTGATCCATGAGCCAGACCCTCGCGGCGGGCGCCGCCGCCGCGCCGTCCGTCCGCCACAACGGCGCGGCGGATCATGGACTTACGACCGCCGTGCTGCGCCCGTACACCACCCGTGACCAGCCGGCCGTTGCCGCGGACGGCCCTGGACGGAACCACCAGCGGAGGGGACAACGGCTTGCCGCGGCGGCCCTGGCCGTGCCGCTGGTACTGGTCAACGCGGCGGCGGTGTACGGGCAGGCCGGATGGGCGTATGAGCGCCTGGCCCAGATATGGATCCTGGCGGGGCTGTTTGCCGCCGCGATCGAATCGATCGGCGTGTACCTGGCAGTGGAGGCCCACGCCGCACTGATGGCCGGGGACGCCTCCGCCCGGCTGCGCCTAGGGTCGTACGCCGTCGGCGGGCTTGTTGGCGCACTCAACTACGCCCACTTCGCAGGACCGGGGGGAAAGTGCACCGCCCTGGCTGTCGCCTTCGGCGGTCTCTCCGCAGTCAGCCCGTGGCTATGGGCCATCCGATCGAAATCTATCAATCGCGCCGAGCTGCGGCGGCTGGGGCTGGTGGACCCGCGCGCCGTCCGGTTTGCGCCGCTGCGCTGGACGCTCTACCCAGTCCGCACATACCGGGCCTTCCGCGCGGCGGTATGGGCTGGCATCACCTCGCCGGCCGAGGCGATAGAGCTGACCGAGCCGGACGGGCCCGACGATGCCGCAGCCCTGGATCACCTGGCCTGGATAGAAGCCGGACGCCTGCTCGGATCCGGGCAGCACGTCAGCAGAGACACCCTGGCCCTGGCGATCCGAGCCAGGGGCGCCAGCATCGCAAACGCCCGCGCGGGCGAGCTGGCGCGGCGGATCATGGAGACCGAAGCATGAGCCAGATCCCCAGCGTGGCGTGAAAGCCGCGGGGCGCCGCAGTCTGCATGCTGCGGCGCCCCCATCAACAACAGACAGATAGCGAGATCATTATGAACGCTGTAGAGCAGCTGTACGGAGCAGACGATCTTTTCTCCCCTAGGGCGGTCAAGGAATATCTTGACCGGGTCCGGAGGGCAGAGCGGTCCGCTGCGACCGAACTCGGCGACGCCGCCGAGCTGCTTGAGGCCGTGTTGGCCAGCTCTCCGGGTGTAGGGATCCTGCTTGGTTGGGATTCCCGGCGGCGCGCGCGAATGATATGCGCGCCGCTGAACGAAGCCGCGAACGCCCACAACGCAGCGGCAACCTTGTCTGTCCTGGCATGGAAGAGATTCCATGCCACATTCGGCGACACGATCGATGCCGCGAAGGGCAGGGGTAGCAGGAGCCGGACCATGGACTGGACCGAGGCATGAGCCGTAGGCGTCCCGCCCCGGCCGGAAGCAAGCCAGCCCCGGCGGGTGGTGGCGGCGGGAGAGTCCACATTGAGCATCGGGCGTGGCAGCTTACCCCGCCTTGGATCGTGCTCGGCCTGCTTGCGGTGGCCGGGGCGACGCTGCATGCCATCCTGGCGAACGAGGTGATCCGCCTTGCGTGGGGGGTCTTCGCGCTGACCGTGGCCACCGTGACGCTGGTCATGGTGGCAGTGACCGTGGGCCGGGCGCGGGCCGTGGTCACCCGGACCTACGCTGCGGTAACGATCGCAGCCGCCGGACTGTGGCTGGTCACGGCGACGATCACTGGTGTCGGTGTCGCCGAGCTGGACCTCACCGCTGGCCTCATAGGCATAGTGATATGCCTATGCTGGAATGTCCGTGGGCTGCTCGGCGGGCAGGGCGAAGACCACCACGGCGGTGGCCAGTGGTCCGACATGGCTGATGAGATCCGGACCCTTCGCGGGACCATCCGGGCCCGGCGGATCCAGGGTGCCACCATGAAAGCCACGGTGCAGCTCCCACCGGGGATGACCGCGCAGGACGCGCAGGCAGACCTCCCCCGGATCGCCGCACTTGCCGGTGTACCGGCAACCGGAGCTCGGATGACCCCGGATCCGGACGATGCCAGCCGCGTCGAGATCTCCGTGACGCCGGAGGACATGCTGAAAAATACGATCCCCTGGCCCGGTCCGCGGGCGCTGGCCGGGGCGAGCATCGCCGAACCGATCGAGCTGGGGCAGTACGAAGACGCCCTAGAGCTGGCGTTGCGGCTCCCGGGCATCCCTGGACGACAGGCCATGAGCCATATCCTGTTGATAGGGATGACTGGCAGCGGGAAGTCTGAGCTACTTCAGGTCCTGGTCGCCGCTGCTGCCTGCCGGGGGGACGTGGAGATCGACTACCTGGACGTTGCCGGGAAAGCGGCGCAGACGGTAGGCCCGATCAGGGCTGCGATCCGGGAGCTGGTCACGGAGAAACCGGCAGGCGCCGCGTACCTGCAACGGCTGCTCGGCGAGGTCCCCGGCCGGGCCGGGGCACTCGCCTCGGCCGGGATGCGGGAGTGGCAGGCGGGGGCGCCGGTCCCGTATCGGATCGTGGTCATCGATGAGGGTGCGTCTCTTGTCTCGGACAGCGACGTCTTCGTCGAGTTGGCACGAACCTTGCGGTCCGTCGGCGTTCAGCTCGTGCTCGCGCTACAGCGGGCTACGTTCGACCAGGTTCCGACATCGGCGCGGGCGAATTTCGGCACGGTGCTGTGCTTCGGGGTCCGCGCGGCGGGCGACGCGAAAGGCGCGCTGTCACCCGAGGTGCGCGATTCCGGGGCGACACCCGAGGCGTGGCGGAACAGAAAGCCAGGTTACCTGTACTGTGAGGCACCGGGCATTGACGATGACCGCTGCGCCATGCCTGCGCGGGCATACCTGGCCTCGGCTGCAGACGTGCAGCGGATCATCGGCGAGGCTACCCCGTACCGGTATCCGGGAGCGGATACCGGCGTGGCGATCCCCGGCCCAGCAGAGACCAGGGCCGCGGCCGGCCGAGTGCTGGCCGAAGCCGTCGAAGCCGAAGCGACGGCGCCACGGTACACGCCACCCGGTGACCTGGCCGCGGCCGTAGCGCAGGAAAACTCGGATGAGCCCCTGGCCGCAGGCCCCGGCATGGATCTGGACGCGAGGCTCGGGCCGCCGCCGCGGACCCCGCCGCTGACCGCGAGCCAGGCCGAGCAGGCCCTGGATGAGTTTCTGGCGGCGTACCGGGACGCAACCGGCGGCGCCCAGTTCCAACGCCGGGACCTGATCGGCGCTGGCGTGCTGGACGTGCTCGGCCGGCGCAAGAGCTGGCTGTCCGGTGCACTCGGCCAGCGCGTCGCGGCGGGCGTACTGGTCTACGTAGCCGAGCGGTGCGACGGGATATACGGCTGGGCACCAGCACTCTCCGAGGCCAGAAGATAGTGACTCCCTGTGACCGTCACCGTCAGGGGTGTCAGGGGTGTCAGGGGTGACGCTATACGCGCGCCCGCAGGAAGCAGCCCCCGTCATAGCCGTCATGACGGCTATGACGGGGGCTCCGTGACGGCCGTGACGGCCAAGTGGAGGCTACGATGAGTAACTTTGACCGGATGGCTCGCCATGGGGCGGCCCACGCGTGGGGCGTACGGCACTACCGCTGGTATGCGGCTGCGGCGTACGGCCGCCGCTTCGGCGCCGCAGCCGTGACGGCGCTCGCGGCGGCGGGGGCCGTTGCGTTGGGGGCATGGCTGCTGCATCGGGTCCCGCTGGCCGTGGTGCTGCTCGGCCTTGCCGGGGCAGCCATGCTGGCCGCGTGGCTGCGGGTGGTGTATCTGGTTTCTGCTCGGCGGTCGGGCGGGTCACCCGGCCTGGCGGCTCTGGCGGTGCTGGCGCTCGCGCTGATCGTCGCCGCAGCCGCCGCAAGGTAGGCGGCCCGCGAAGTACACCCGTCTTACGGACCCCGCAGCTGGGTCCCACCCGAGGCTCATCCGGGCATCCCGGTCCGTACCACCACCACTGCCTCTGACGCCACCGAGCGCCAGAACTGCGGGTCGCGCTCGACCGAGGTCACGTACTTCGTGACCCGCTCATAGCCGGCAGCGGCTATGAGCTCGTCGACCGCGTATTCCGCATCTGTAAGGCTGAGGACGAGATTCCCCTGCAGTGACGCCCCGCAGGTTGCATATCTGCTGGTGGAGACCGACCACTTCTGGTCTGCCACCTCCCCGCGGCTCATGGTGCCAAGCGTCCCGAGGTGCAGCCAGAGCCGCTGGCCGGACGCACGGCCGAGCGCCTGGCGGACGCGATATCTAACCCAACGCATGTCCATTACATCTCTCCTTGTCCAATGTCTGACTTTCCATGGACCTGCCGGACGCGTCCGGCAGGTCCATGGAAAGTCAGGCGGTGCGGGTAAGGAGCTTGAACGCGAACCCGATCTCCTCAAGCTCCTCCCGGGACAGCTCTTTACCGGGCTCCGGCCGGCCGTTGATCTTCAAGATCAACGCCTTCTGTCCCGGCTGTTGGGCGAAGATCTGCCGGTTGACCGGCACCTCGACCCCAAGGATGGTGCCCAGAACCTGCGCCGTGGAGTCATGCCCGACAGCGGAGTCCAGCTCCGCCGCGCGGGCGAGCGCAACCGCCTGGTCCGGGGTGATGGATTCCAGGGTGTAGGAGCCATCCGAGGTGACGATGCTGGTGTTGAGCAACCCGAGCTTCACTGGGCCTCCAGGGTCAGGGTGGTGTGTCGTCCGATGCATTCATCATGCTCCCCCTGGGAGCATTATGCAAGTGGTCTGCCGGGCGAGTTTCCACGCCCCCGAGCTGCTTGAGACGCCACCGCCGCCGCCGTTGGCGTACCCGGCACACCACTTGCGACCACCTCTATGTCAGGGGTCTGAAGCCAGGGGCTTCCACGCCCCAGTGGGCGGCGGGCCTTGATGCCCACGTGGCCGGCCGGACCCGGCACGCCCGCGATGCCTAGGACCGGTTCAGCTCGCGCTCCCAGTCCGCCAGCTCCTCATCCACCAGCGGAACTGTCCGCGGCGGGGGGCCGAGACGGATGGGCATCGGGCCACCGCGGAGATCCGCCACGCCGCGTATCGCGGCTTTCGCCGCGCGGAAATCCTCCGGGATTTCCGCGCGGACGTCCGCGCCTTTCAGGGTGCGCCAGGCATCCTGGACCCAGGGGCGGTCCAGGAGCCACAGCCCGAGTCTGCGGGACTCCAGCTCCCCGTACACCTGCTCCGGATCGGCCCGGACCCCCCGCTCCTGCGCCATGGCGCAGGCACGCTCCATCGTCACGCCGTGCTTTAAAAGCACGGCGAGACCCTCCAGGACCCGCAGGCCCGCGAGAACACTGCCGTCCCTCGCCTGGACGTACCCAGGTTTGGCGTAGACGGCTATATCGTCGCCGTGTCCGGCCCGCGGCCGGGCACGTCCGGCCACGTCCTTCCCGTCCTGCCCAAACACGTTGCTGTGCTGGAACAGCCTGTCACCGACCATCCCCCATTGGGGGATGACCAGCCATAGTGCGATATCTCTGGGCGCCTCCGGTGCAAACGGTTCCGAGCGCGTACCGGACAGGTGCCCGTCCGCCACCCCGAGGCCAGTCCTGCCGGTGCAGGTCTGGTGGGAGACCCGCAGCCGCGCGACGTCGACGGACGGTATGACGGCCGTGCTGTCGTCGTCGCTGGTGGCCTCCTGGGCGGCTACCAGCGCGATGGCGTAACGGATAAGCCCGGTGCGTACGGTGCCGCCGCCCCGGTGGAGGTCAAACGCCCGGTCTACCTCGCTGGCGGGCACCAAGGCCGCGTGGCCCAGTACCTTCCGGGCCACCTCAAAGGTATTGATGGCTGCTGCGACCTGCTCCGGAGTGGTCATCGTGTGCTCCTGTCTCTTGCCCACACGGGGCGGTGGGTGGATCCCCGGTGGGGGTGGTGTGTCGTTCGATACCTCCATCATGCTCCCCCTGGGAGCATTATGCAAGTGGGCCGGGCGAGTTTCCACGCCCCCGAGCTGCTTGAGACGCCACCGAGCGCTGAACACCCCTGGTCCGGTTGCCCTTCCCCGGCGCCTCGGCCAGGGCCCGCCGCACCAGTTCCCCCGGGTACAGCAGCTCCCGTGCCGGACCCGCCACCCCCGGAATCGCCACGATCGGCGGTTGCCGGCGCGCAAGCCAGCCCCGGGCCTGCCGGCCCCGGTTACGCAGCTGCCGCTTGTCCAACGGCGGTGCGTCCTCAGCACGAGCCCACCGCAGGTCCGCGACCTGAAGCGCAGTCAACCGCTCGGCCATCACAGTTCTTCCGCCGCGACGGCCGAGCTGGGAACGGTACCCATCAAACCTCCCTGAATCAGGCCACCTCCGCGCGAAGGTGGCCGATGGTGGTCCACCGCACGACCGCGGTGGGTATGACGAGGGGCTCCCCGTCGAAGCCGTTTCCGCAGCGCGCGCCCTCGAACTCGACGACGGGATCGGCATCCCCGGCGCCGCCGTGGGCGGCGTAGTAGGCCAGCAGTTCTTCTGCCGACCAGCAGCATGAGTAGCCCTGCTGGCATTCGTCGTAGCCCTCGCCGTCGCAAGAGCTGCAGGTCTCGCCGTACGACACCCCGGTGGCGTCGCACTCTGGGCAGACGGACTTCGATCCGTCTGCCACGTACTCGGCGCCCCATAAACCGGACCAGGCGTTCTCTGCGGAGAACTCGAGCCCCCCTGATCCGTAGTGGAGGCGGTAGTACGTGTCGTCAGCCATACCTCCATCATGCTCCCCCTGGGAGCATTATGCAAGTGGGGCGCCCACCAATCATCTGGCTTCAGCCACCCGGCCAACGTATGCCCCGGTGGACCGAGCCGCGCGCCACTCGCCTCGGGCCGGTCCCGCGAGGTGATCGGGACGTCATCGCGGCCGGCCCGAGCGTTGCTGTCCCCTGTGGGGGCAATGAGATACCGGCTGCTATCCAGCGCGGTACATCTGACGCTGGGTCAGATGTTGGTACACGGCGGCTGTCAGCCGCGCGTCGAACAGCGGGTTGTGCTGCCGTCCCGCCGGCAACACAATGCCGTTGGTCTCCGCATATCCGATCTCCGTGTCCCACGGAGCCCCCGCGGCGCGGAGATAGCAGGCGGTGTCCAGCAGCGGGTATGGGCCGCTGAACGGCACGGCGTGAGCGGCAAGCAAGAATCTCGCCTCGACCGGCCACGCGATGTGCGCGGCCACCTCGGCACCGGACTTTCGCTCCTGGTACCAGGAGTCGTACGCGGCGCACATCTCCGCGTACGAGTCGTGCGTCTGCGCGATGTCAGCGCAGACCGGGACCACGTTCTCGGCCACCCACTCATCGAGCGGGCCGTCCTCGACCGGGCACCGGCCGAGGAACGTAGCCGCCTCGTTGCCGTCGCCGGCGACGGCGACGGCGGCGACGATGAAGGTCTTCCCGTGGAGGCCGTTGGCCTCGCAGTCCAATGCGATAAGCACGGCTACAGCACCCACTTCTTTCCGCAGCACGCGCATGTGAAGAGCTGTCTGCGGCCCCAGTCGATCAGCTGCCCGGATGCGCCCACGTGGGCGCATCCCCGCCGTTGCTGCCAGGTTTTCCACAAGCTCATGCCGATCCTCATGATGGTCCCCTTTCCTCTCCTCACCGTCCGCGTCAGTACGCGGCCGGTGGTGTGTCGTTCGATGCATTCATCATGCTCCCCCTGGGAGCATTATGCAAGTGGGCCGGGCGAGTTTCCACGCCGCCGACCCACACGAGACGCCACCGCCCGCGCCGCCGACGGCGCCGGCAACCCCCTTGCGACCACCACCCACCGGCGCTAGCCTGGCCTCTCATTGCCCCCACAGGGGACAGCAACGCGAAGTATCCCGCGGCACCGCGGAAAGTCATCGCCCCCCGCGGGGATGACAACAACCTGATAGACACGTAGCGCCCCCCGCCAGAGCGGGGGGCGCGTCTACGTGCTGGGTCAGAGTTAGAAGATCGTCTGCGGGGCCGGGAGCGTGGAGATGCTCCCGATGATCGTTACTGTGACCGACCGGGGCGCCTCTCCGCCGCCGTGGGCGATGATGACCATCTCGGCATATTCTTTATCGCCGATCCTGCCCCTGCCACGGTCTAGCGTCACAGATACGAGCTTGTCCGCCGGGACCCACACAGCCTTGTCCAGGATCAGCGCCAGGTTGGACTTGATGGCCTCCCCGAGGCTTCGGCCCGTGACCGCGATGGTGTCGCGGCCGGTGGCGAACTGGCATTTCACCAGCCACCTACCCATCGGGGCTGCGGCTTCCTGCGCTAGGCCGGCTGCGATGTACCGGCGGACCAGCGCGGTCCGATCGATCCCGAGCGCGCTGGCGCGCTCGGTGAGTTCCTGGAGCCCGGCGTCCGGGACGCGGACGTTGATCATGTTTCCGACCCGGGGGCGGCCGGCGCGCCGCGGGGTCGGCTCGGAGGTCTCGTCGTCGATCTCGCGGGCGGTGGTGGTGGTGGTCATCTCGACTCCCTCATCGCTGTTTCGTATACACAAAACATAGCACACGTTTCGTGTATACAAAACAGAAGGCCACTCGTACGTGTCCGCGCCTCCTGCCATCCTGACGGCCTTTCCCCGCCTTCGCGGGGGTGATCCGTCGATTTCGGCGCGAACCGAGCCGCTCGGAGGTCTCCTCACGCTCGTGGGACTGCGCCGGCACCATCCGGCGGGGATCTCGACGTATGTGACAGTGCCCCCGCCCAGCTGGGCAGGGGCACTGTCCATGTCAGGGGTCTGAAGCCAGGGGCTTCCACACGGCGCCATTTAGCGCCATGCGGTACTGTTTTTGAGTGGAAAAAATCAGCGTCAGTGAACTGAAGCGGCGCCCCGGTGACGTCATCGCGTACGTCGTCCAGACAGGAAAATCGATAGTCGTGACCGTCAACGGTCACAAGATGGCTATCATCAGCCCAATCGGGGGGATCCGTGGCTAGGCGGATCCGCAGTCTGACAGCTGAGCAGGAAGCTCAGCTCATCCCACATGCCGCTCGCTGGATCCAGCGCGGGTGGACGACGGCCCCCGCCGACCGGGGGGCATGGGAGCGCGGGGCTCGCGCATGCTACGCCCACGCCGGGATCCCATTCCCGGCCGAGGTCGTATGGGTGCGGTCTCCGCTCGCCGGAGCGCTGGCCGCACCGATCGCGGCGTGGCTGATCGCCTACCGTCGCGTCGCGACGCCCAGCTCGGCAGTCGAAGCCGCCGTCGACGACGCCGTCGACGACGCCGTCCGCGACGCAGTCCGGGCCGCCGTCCGAGGCGCCGTCGACGACGCAGTTGGCGGCGCCGTCGGCGGCGCAGTCCGCGACGCAGTCGACGACGCAGTCGACGACGCAGTCGACGACGCAGTCGGCGGCGCAGTCCGAGGCGTCGTCGACGACGCCGTCGACGACGCGGTCCGCGACGCAGTCGAAGCCGCCGTCGACGCCGCCGTTGGCGGCGCCGTTGGCGGCGCCGTTTCCGACGCCGTTGGCGACGCAGTCCGCGACGC